CGTTGTATAAGATGTATATAATAACAGGATTTTCTTTCCCTGTCAAGTATATATATGTGCCGTAAGGCGTCTTTTTAATATGTCCTTAAACTTTTTTTGATCAAGGTCTTGAAACAAGAAGGGCTTATACTTCTTGGCTTTGAAGCTAATCTTAGACCAGATATAATCATCTGGCATCTTAGCATCAAATTTGGTAGAGAACTGGATAAAATGGTCGAGTATCACGAATGATTGAATCGTCATTTGACCATTCATAAGCAGTGTGACTATCAATGGATATTCGTTGTCCTTCATCTTGAAGTAATCACGAATATCTTCCATTTTATCCAGATCGTTTGCGAACGTGTAGGACATGGACTGGATTGTCCTCACATACTGCATGAACGTGTCCGCAGCTTCATCATCTAGGAACTCACCAATCCATGTCCTATCTTGTAGGAAGTTTGCAAGCATGAATGTTTTTGGATCTTCATGTCTTCTTGCAAACTTCTCAAATTGAAATCTATCTCTTCTAGCGAGAAATGATTCCTTACTCACATGCACCTTGCCATTATACTTAAAGAAGTCATAAGAAGGCTTCGTGAAGTGGTTCTTAAGGGCAAGGTACGTGCAGTATGTTTCGTACCCTGTTAACTTCAAAACGGACTCACATCATCCAGATCGTCATGCAATGGTGCAGACCGCATAGGGTTGACACGTGCCATACCATTCTTGTACGGGTTTAAACTGTTTAGATACGTAGGATATATCCGCTGCTGGTTATAATGAGGAGTTGAAATAGTTTCTGGAAAAGTAAAACCACGAGACTTAAACTTCTCTACACGCCACTCAGCAATACGGCTCTTCTGATTAGGAATAAGATGCTTCTTCACAATAGCATCGAAGGTCTTGCGCGTGAGATGAATCTTGTCCGCATAGTAGGATACCATGCAGTGAGTAAAATCAAAATGCTGAATCAACTCTTCGCGAGTCTTATAATTTGTGTATATGACTTGATTCTGATTCTTGTCTTGCCACACACCGATAATCTTGTCGTTGTCGCGCTTGTAGTCTTCCGTAACGTCAATAAGTCCAACCAACATATACTCAAGAACATTCTTCACTTTAACCTGTTCTTGAGTATCACCGATCACAAAGATATCATAGTCTTTCGGATGCTCACCATGATACCATGAAGTGAAGCAGCCGCCGGCAATTACAACATTGTTCTTGAAGATATCGTTTAGACGAAGACTCTCGAAATGAATTCGAGCCTTATTCTTCATATCAAGAATCTTCTGTGTTTCGTAGTGATCAAATGTATTTGTCTGTGTGTCTGTCATATCTCTCTCATAATAACGAAGTGCATCAATCGTTTTCCACCATTCAGGTGGGCCTTTAAGTCCAATCATATAGGAAGTTTGGCTGTATTTGATTTAGGTAAGAAGTGTAGTTCTTCCGCTTCAACTTGAATCTTTGCCTTCAATGCTCCTGAAATAAGCTTTGCAGATAGTTCCACTTCTAGTCCAATTTGACTACAATGTTCAATTACTGCATCCATGTAAGTCATATTCTTTTTCTTTGCAAGTTTCTCAACACCGAGAGAAAACGTAAGAACTTCATCTTTTGATGGTGGCATTTACTTGCTCTTGTCCGGTTCATATTCTTTTGATAGTTTGTAGTTTGTAATCACATCAATCATTTGCTTTTCACCATTTCTTTCAATTAGAACTTTGATCTTTTCGTCAGCACCACTTATTGTGGCCATTTCGGAAACCAAACTATTAACATCGGTAATTTTCAAACCAGTTGGATGATTGTTTGGTGTATAAATTTCCAGTATCTTATCACCAACTTTGATTCCTGCCTTATCAGCAGCACCATTCTCATCAATTGAATTTACTATAGCATAGTTCCCATCATCTGTCAACCCAATACTTACATTCATTGCTCTCCATCTAACTTCACCGAATAATTGGAAATCACCAAGGACTTTCTTGAGCAGAACAGAAGGAATACAGAAACCATATGATCCACCTTTTCCTTCAAACATCAATTCGCTAACACAGATAACTTCCCCTTGTTCATTGAAGACAGGACCTCCTGAGTTGCCTTGAAAAATTTTAGCATCAACTTGATCTACATACTTTGGATTTGATCCTACGCGACGATTTTTGGAAGACATAATACCTTCGGAAACTGTCCATGTGAGTCCCCACGGATGACCAATAATAACTACCTTGCTGCCTTCTTCCATCTCACGACTATCACCAATCGGAAGAATAACTGCTCCCTCATGTTTCTTAAACTCATCCCACTTCTTTAACTTAAGAATTGCTATATCAACAATAGCATCGGTACTAATAACCTCAGCCTCATAACGAGTTTGGTCATTGGCTGACACAACAGTTAGTTTGCCATTGCCTTCAATAACATGATCATTCGTAACGATTAAGTTCTCGCCTATAATGAATCCAGTACCGATGCCCCCGTTTGTGGTATCAAGCTTATTTTCTATGAGTACTGTGCCTTTTTTAACTGTACGGACTACTTGTTCAGTGCTTTTTATAGAACCAAATGCCCCTGTATATAAGACAACAGTTGCAGTGAGGAAAGATATTATAATAATATACAGTATTATACATATATGATGTCTTATGGGAAAATCTTCTGTCTTCATGGCTGTTTTCCTTTCGGAGGTGGTGCCCCCTGTTCTACAATTTCCAGATCACCAGGTGTCTTTGGTTTGTAGGTGTCTTTTTGATTAGATAATAGTTTATTCATTATGTTATTCATGAGAACACCAATCTCACTCAAATCATCCATGCCTTGTTGACCTTCACCGCTGCCTTCTTTAGGCGGTATACCATTTATACGTACTTCTTTACCTTCAGCCATAGCCTGTTTTGCTTTTTCAAACTGGGCGGCACGGTTGTTCGAATACTCCACATAGAATGTCTTTGGTGCTATACGTGGATATAAGTATTTATACGATTCAGGTTTTTCAGTCAAAAATATTGATATGTAAATGCCACCTTTGTCTGTAGATGAAGGATTAACAATCACAATTGAAGCAAGAGTGCCTTTGACTTCATTTGGCTCTTCTGCGGGCCATCCTTTTACACCATCAAGTGCGAAATATACACAATTAGCAAGAACGACAAACAACGCAATAGAAGCAAACTTCACAAGAGAGTTATTCCAATACAAGGATATTGCCATCACAGCAACAGCAAATAGCGCGAATACTAATAGAAATGTCTGTGTCATTGTAATCCTCTCTCGCCTCTAACAGAAACGAAATCGCTCATAGTGCGAATGATATTCTTTTGATCATCCATAACGAAGCGTATCGCAGTCTTTTCCTGCCACACAAAATTCATCTTCATGTGAATTGTCTTCTCGACCACAAGATTTGGATTGATCCTGATCACTTCAACAACTAAAGGAACTTCAATTGGTTCATCAACAGGTAGCCCCAAGTTGCTTTGAGAATTCAAGCATGAGTATAGATGTAAGTTCACAACATATTCACCAGGGAATGTACCGCGCAGTGTTATGTACTCTTTGTTATCTGGATCAATAACAACTTCTTCTCCATTGATATCGTATACGCTTCTACGCTTACCCATATCATCACGCTCGAAATACATTAGACCAGATTCTGGTATTTTGTACGATACGATATTGTTTAGTGGATCACGCACCCACAGATCAACGTCACAGTCAACAGCCTCAGGCCATTCCAATGTGATTATGTAGTCGGCATTTTTCTTAATGCCTTCGTTGTTCTTTGTGATTGGTGCTATGAGAAGAGTTGTGAGTATGAACAGGACAACTGTGCCTGTCAATAAATTGATCAGTAGGTCAATATATGCGGTACGAAAGTCAAACTTCTTATGGTTTGTCATCGTAGATCACCACATACAATAATGTCTTGGTGATCAGGCTTGATAGAATACCGACAGCATTAGTATATAACGCGATTCCCAATCCAACAGACATGTTAGCAAGCAATTTGGCCAGACTTGTCGCGTCGGTAACTGACGCCGATGTGATGCCTGACGATAAGAGGTAAATGAAGCCAATAACGGTACCTAACATACCGAGCGCCAACATCTGTTCGGAACCAAACCAAACAGCATCGATCAACTTTTTATTATCTCTTGTCTTGTTTGTGTATGCGATAAATCCAATCGCAGCAAGGGCTGTAATATACAACACCCCAAGCAAAGATGTGATCAGTGTCACATCGTCGTGCCAAATCTTTTCGGTGATGCCAGCATATGTTGCCCAGTAAAAGGCAGTGGCGGAAGCAAGGACAGATACCCACCAAATGTATAAGGGTCTAACTAATTTCATACGAATATCCTTCTAATGATTTAATATTTAGACATTTGGTGGGCGTTAGGGTTAATCGCTCTTTGAAACGAACTCGTTTAGCTTCTTTGCTAATTCAATTACCTGACTTTCATCGAAGACTGGCACAGAGGGGAATAGAGGAAATTCCGCATCCCTGCCCTTGTCACGTAACATGCGAGCCTTTTCGCACTGTATTTGCCAGTCATTCTCAATGCGGATACGCTCATTCATATTCTTTTCGGAAAGAATAGACTGTGCCATAGCCAGAAGATCAAAACGCAGTTCGTAGGGTGTCTTTGTCATGTGTGTGTTTCCTTTGTTTATTGCAGAGTTAATGCGGCAACGGCAGCAGCGACATTAAGTCCTGTCTGACCCTGCACACTGAGAGGCTGAAGTGTAATGTTGTTATTCAGCCCACCTACGAGAGCGTTAGCTCCCAATCCAGCAACTACGGTAGCTTCGGCATTAACGCCAATGTAAGTACCAGAAAGATCGGCACCAGAACCGGTTGGCGACATTACGATCCATGCGATGACCTTATTGTCGGTATATCCAATGTCAACACCAATCTTGGTGATGTTGCCCTTATACTGAGTCTTCTTTCCATTAGAAGCAGTAAATACGCAATCAACCTTCTTGCTTGAGCCAATAACCCAACCCCAGCCAGAATGTACCTTGCATGAAAGAACACCAGTCTTAAGTTCAGCAGCATTAGCAGATGAGGTTGCAGCGAATAGACCCAGTGAAATTAGGGCCGCAGTGAAAAACTTCTTCATTATTATATTCTCCGTTATGTTAAATGGTGGAGGGATTCTGTTTCCAAGCTCCCTCCGGGCTCATGTTAGGCTGCGAGAGCCATACGAGGTGCAAAGTTATCGTTTGCAACTATTGTTTTGCGCTTGAAGTAGTCGCCTACTATTATCTCCAGTTACCTATTTCACTCTTGTCGATCCTATTTCGCCCCCATCAAAGACACACGAAGACGATTTGCCGAAGCATTCTTACCCATCTTAAGGAACAGCTCCGTGTGTCTTTGGTGGAGGCGCGGGGTACTGCCCCCCGGTCCAAGTAGTCTTTCAGTTTCCTTCATCGATAATATTTGCGAATGAATAGTGGTCCAAAGCGATAGCATATGTAAGCCAAACGGTGTTCTTTACACACAGCCCAATACTTTATATCCCATATCCAATCAATTGTGTACATTATATATCTTACTTTCTCTTTCGCGTTGCTTTCTTCACGGGACCATCATCATACGGTGTCCAACGCTTTACAGTACCATCATCCTGAAGTTTGATAAGTCTCTCACGCTCTAAGGCCTGAATCGTTACAGTAGCACCAAGAATAAATCCTGTGCGCCTGCTATAGAAAGCGCATATGCCAAAAGAAAGTACCAGAAGAACGATCATCCAAGTTTCAAGGTACATTATAGTTTTTCCTGTTTATAGAGATGAATCTTTTCCAGTAGACTTTCAATATACTGGTTCTTATCGCGTATGAAGACTTGTGGGTGTTCCATGAAATCAACAGATACAAGAATAACAATTTGATCTATGGGTTCACCCACAAGTTCTTCATACATTAGAGCATACGCAGTACATTGCTCAAAGTAATTTTCTATCCACTCTTCCTTCTTTTCTTTTCTGGAAGTTTTGAAGTCGATGATTGAGAGTGTCTTTCCAAACTCGGCGATAACATCTGTTCTTCCAGCAACGCCAAGCTTCTCACTGTATAGCGGACTCTCAATATAGCGTATATTGTCGATCAAGTCAAGTGTTTCTTTCATATCGTTGAAAGATTGTTTCATGTCAGGCATTACACCATCCAAGAATCCATCTTCACCACGAATGTAACTTTCCATCATATTATGGAACTTAGTTCCACGCAGGGACGCGCGTGTAGAAACTCTATCAGCTTCCTCATGACCAACGCGATTGCGCCACTCGATCATAGCCTTCTTTTTGAAATGCCCGAGGACAGTTGTGACAGATGGAAGTTTCACACCGTTGGGAGAGATATAAAACCTCTCTCCAGTGCTTTCATCCACCTCAAGCTGTTTAAGCTCGGGCATTCCTTCGACAAAATTAAATTTCTTCATAAACCCATTGCATCTTTCTGTATTATATATGACTTCACCAAACCAGAGCGAACAATATCTTCCTTCATGAATTCCACATGCTCAAATGTATTGATACGCTTTGTAATGGCCATCAACTGTGTGATGCCTTCTTGTTCGTGTCTCTTTAGTAAGTCTGTCTGTCTAAAGTCGCCGCAAACGATGATACGAGATTCATCACCCATGCGTGTCATTACTGTGTCTGCTTCTTGAAAAGTCAAGTTCTGGCTTTCGTCCAATATTACAATCGCTTTGTTGAATGTGATACCACGCAAGAATGAAGTGGTTGTGAACTGGACAATTCCCTTCATCTTGAGTATATCGTAACCATCACCTCTTCCAAACAAACTATCGCAAATCTCACGATATGGTTCTTCATAGACAGCGGCTTTTTCTTTCATTGAACCTGGAAGAAATCCCATATCTCTGGAAGGTACAACCGAGCGAACAATGATTATTTTATTATATATTGAGTTGCCTGTCAAGATTTCATTTAGAGCAAGATACAAAGCACAGAATGTTTTTCCTGTTCCAGCAAAACCATGTAGCATTAGATGATAGCCTTGTCGATATGAACTGAACGCTTTCTCCTGATTTGATGTGAGAGGCTTGATTGTTCTCAATTCGAAATGAGCAGCCTGCTTCTGTTGTGCTTCTGGTTGTGGTTGTTTCTTGTTCTTAGGCTTTCTAGACATGTTGTCTCCTTTAAAAACAAAAGGGAGCGGATCACCTGAATGATTGCTCCCTTTCAAAAATAGTAGTCTTCTTCTGGATTTCATATTTCTTTTGGAATTGTATAACGTCTTTCAACTGCACCGCCTAAAGGATTGTTTTCTTTAACGCGGCCCAAAACATACTTAGAGAAATCTGATGGTGGTCTAGTGACGCCCATTCGAACTGAATCGCCTAGATTGATTCTGAACGTCTGATTGACCTTAGGGTTGTTGGTAAGGAATTCATTGAGTTGATCATATGTCATTTCCAACTCAAATTCGTCGCCAGTATCTTGGTCTTCGAAACTGTAAATCATGCTACTATTTATAAATCCTTCATTCTAAAAATCGTTATTAGCGGTCACATATTCTTTTATAATAGTGAAAAAGTTGCCAAACAAGAATCCAATAGATATGCCCGACCACTCTCGTAGAGTATCAGGCAATGGTGTATTAGGATATACTGTTTGGAGATATACAGAAGCAGATACAATAGAGAGTATCAGTAAGACAGATAGAATCCATCCGCTGATTAAAATGCCTGTGACAAGATTTTTAGTTCTTGAGCTTGGTTTTGTGTTACTTGGTTGTTCTGTCATCTTGTCTGTATTTAGCAAACGTCATTTGTCTTCTGTGCGAAACTCATCCAAATATTCCAATTGATAACGAAGATAGTCCTGTGTCTTTTTTACACCATATCGACCAATATAATGAGCAATGGCTTCTTCAAGAAATATAAGGGCCCGACGATCCAGAAATTTTTCTGTAGCATCTAGACCCCTATTGTTAAGTTCTTCATACATCACGAACCTTCCATACTGATTGTTCGTTCGGTTCGTTCATATACCTGAGTCCAACCCACACCATGTGCTGGTACAACCTCGATGTACTGAGGAAGACCATTTCGATCTTTCTCTCCATATCCATGCCATGCAAACCAAGTGTCTGGAAATTCTTCAACAAACATTCTACGAATAACCATAGCTTGTTTGTCACACTTTTCTTTCAACCGCTCGTTTTCCATAGAGACATTTATCTTGTCTTCATCTTCCGCGTACCGCATGGTCTGAATGATATTATTCAGCCGTTCGATTTCGGCCTGTTGTTCAGCAATCACATGATCATTTGATGTGATGACCTCATCCTTATCAGCGATTTGATCCTTCAACTCCGATATATAGAGTTTATGAAATGTGTCATGGAAACTCTCATAGATGTCCTTGCGTATTGTTTCATAGTCAGTCATTGATCCACTCCGGTGTTTCACGCTTTGTCCATTTGTGCATCCTTGCCTTAGCCACACGATAGTAGTTGCGATAGGATGCGACAGAATCGTTTGGCACTTTGTATTCGTCAGGCATTGCTGGTGTTACAGGTGTTAGATAGAACACGCGAATGTTATGAGGTGTTCTCATGAGCCATTCACTCATGCTATCACACTTATGTACCTTGCCATATCGATGAGTGTATTCGGCCAGCAATCCTAAGAAATGACAATAGAGCCAGTTATAGTTGTTGTTGGATGAGCGGCACCACACAGCCGAAGGATGCGATACATGCGTGGCCGAATATAGGTGTTGCTCACGCTCATCAGGCAAACGCCAACGCTTGACATTACGACCAGTCTTGGTCTTGTCAATATATTGTTCGCCATCAAGAACGCGATGAGCGGTGGACAAAAGTTGTGCGGTCTCAAGGATCATCTTGACCACATGCTTGTCCACCATCCACATCGCAGACTGGATTGGATCTTTATCGATTGCGAAAATGTTCACGATGTATAGTTACCGCCATGATCTTCGTGAAGACAAGGGTCTTCTGGCAAACGAGGATTCACAAGAGGGTAATCACAGTAATCTTCAATAGATTCCTGCTCAGCCGCTACGGCAGGCGTAGCGCCAAGCATAACAGTACCTGTCACAGCAGTTAACAAACTGGCAACAATTAATGATTTATTTTTCATAATAAAATCCTTTACATAATTATTGGTTCTTCACACAAACGTAGGCTATTTCCTTTTTGGTACCACTAACAAGAGCACCAAGTTGAGATCCAGCAGCTTCACAAACTTCCTGAGAAGCCATCGGCACATTGGTCAATGATACTGAGTCTGTATTACCCCACATACCAACATGTACAAAAACAATCAATACCCATTGCATAATTTAGTCCTCAATTAATAAGACTTAGCAGTCCAAAACCTATCATCGCGGCGAAGAGTACAAACAAAACACCAAGTCCAAAACCTATAGCGAAGGCGCGCGATGTTACCTTGCCAATAAGCAAATCTAGTTCATTCATAGCTTAATCCTCAATTGCGTCAATACGAAAAACTTGATTGGGTGAAACATTCAGTGTACGATCCAAATCAACACTACCGTCTGGATTCCATGAACGAACACGGATCTTTTTGACGCCCGAAGGCACCTTCCATGTTGCGTTATTGCGTTGAGTTGTAGCAGCATTGGCCACAATAGCAAAAAAAGGCAGGGCCGTTAACCCTGCTAAAAGCGAGCGTCTTAGCATTTCTTTTCTCCGATTATTATAGAGATATTTAGTCTCACTTGAGGAAGTTGGCCACATCAATACCGTCCATCGAGTCCCAATCAGGATCAACAGAGTAGGAACCATGCGAGATTTCACCGGCATCCTTCATTCCAAGTTGAGCGAGGATAGCGTCTGCTTCCCTATCCGCACGTTCCTGAAGAACGTTTCGTGCGGCCTTAGCTGCGGGTGCAGTCTGCTTCGACTGGCGCACCTTAACAGGCTTTGCAGTCTTGACAACGGTGGCCTTCTGCTTACGAGCAGCGGGAGCAGCACCGCGCTTTGCAGGCGCGACCCACTTGTTAGAGCGAGAAGCCGAATCACCCTCACTCACGTAGGTATACGACACAACCGTGCGACCCTGCTTGTTGACGGTAATCTCATGACCGTCATTCTTCAGGTAGCAAACGTATTTGGACGCATATGCGCCGGCACCAACAAACTTGTCGAGTTCGGCTGGAGTTACCGTAACCTGAGTTTTGAACAACTCAAGGGCACGAAGGTGAGCAGGCACGCCATTAGTTCTAGCCATGTAATGATTTCCTTTCGTTAACTGGCAATATAGGTATTATACGACATTCCGTGGATACAGTCAAGCAGATTATCGGTCATCAAAGGTTTTCATCCACTCGACCAACAGATCCATTGCTTCCTTGCGCGGAATATCAAATACCCGCTGAACATAGGGAGTGGCACCAAACATGTTGGTGATCCCGGAATCACGCAGGGCGTTTAGGTAATCGAATACCCGTACTTTGTCAGTCATTATGCATATCTCCGTCGAGTGCAATCGGTTTCATGGAAGGTGTGTTTCGGTGCCTGACCCTCAACCCAGCGAATACCGGGCTTGGACTTGGTGATCACCTTATCATCAAGATAAGAGTATCCGCAATATCGGCCAGCCGAGAGCAGAGCCGCTTCGAGCAGATCAATCATGCCTGTGCGCCGAGCGACCGAAGCGGGATCATCGCCGCCCTGATAATCGGCCGCGAGATAACCGTTGGCATAATCAAGCAAAGCGTCAACGGGAATGGTCTTGCGAAACTTGGCCATTAGCGAAGGTTCCTTTCGGGGTTGCAGAAGTCAACATCCTCAGCAAACTTTTGTGCGAGGGAAATGAAAGTCATAAAATCGGAAACATCTCCCTTGCGAGCCGCTTGAAAAGCCTCAGCGATATAGTTGGCAGCCAATCGAATATTAGCATTAGGATGATTTGCAACCGTAGCGTGAAACTTTGCTTTTTCGCGGGCAGTCTTGATCGGGCGGTAGGTCTTCATGGAACTCTTTCTCATTGTCATATACTATAGATAAGAACGGCAACCCACTTTTTCAAGGGCGGAATCCATGTTTTTTTGCATGGTAGGTATGCATCCAGAACATACCTGCTTTTTCCTAAGTGCTTGATTTTGTTGGGTTTTCATTCTGAGCTAAGTGCTTGATTTCATTGGGGTTCTCTAGGAACGCGGAGGAGCAGGCTGGAGACGGGTCGCTCAGGCTGCGAGGGTACGTACCACCCGCTCCTGAGCTTGCTGGAGGAGAGCTTCCTTGTCAATCTGGACGACATCAACCCGCTGGCAGTTGCGAGCCCAAACCCAAACTACGTCCTGATAGACTTCCGCAACCTTACCAGAGCGTAAGGCCTTCTTTACCTTAACGTCAGAGGTGGCAATTGCCAGCTTCGGTTCAACGGAAGAGCGAAAGCCCATACCGTAAGTTGCATCCATCTTCACTACAACTTTCCCGATAGTACCTTTGCCGCTTTTGCCACGTACAACCTTTGCGATACAATTTTTCTCGATCCGCATTGCCGCATCTTCGGCTTTTTCCAGCAGATCCTTAAACTCCAGGTTGATCTTCCATTGCTTGTATTTCTCGCGGATTTTGTCGGTCGCGTCCACCATGATCTGGATGGGCTTCCAGTCGGGTCCATTCATATCGTATACATTGACAAGAATGGTCTTGGGAGACGCTGTGGCCTCATCCCAGACTGTGGCCCAGTCTGCGGAACCCCATACGTCGGACATGATCCGGTAGTTTCGGTCGTGCTCAACCTTAAGTGTTACACCTTCCCAATTTGACTGGGAATCGTAAAAACCCTTGTGTTGCTCGGTCCAAGCGATAGCCATGCGATAGTCTCCGTTTCTGATAGACTATAGATAAGATCGGCACCGGCGGATTTCAAGGGTAAACCCCTGCATATCTGTCATGCACCGACCTCATATATGTGAAACTACGTAAGTTAAGACTTTAATCTGTGATTATGAAAATCATCATATTCGTCTATGTCATCCGCATGTTCGCTATACATTTTGGTCCAATTGCGGATTGGCCGACGCTTCTTAAGCTCACGCTCGGCCTGTTCTTCATCATCATAGTCTCGCATCTTCTTTGTGTATTTCATGTCAATAAGCCTTTACTAAACGTAGTCCTCTCTTGTTGAATGTTTCCGTCCAGCACATGAAAGTGTCACCATGGGTTACCTTGCGATCCTTATGGAACTGGTAATGGTGCACAAGCTCATGTGCTAAGACTTCTACAAAAAATTTTTTGGAATTGTATCGCTTGTTCATGCACAGTTTTCCGTACATGTAATCTGGATCTTTTGTGTCGAGCCAGAATTCATAGTATGCGTGGGCGCCGCGTCTCCAACGAATGTCGATTTCGTGAAGGGGTGCAAGAGTGCCATCGAAGATTTCGCGGTTAATGATATTGAACCATTTAACACAGTCTTCGATGGTTGTATAGTATGCTGCATCATCATTCGATTGCATTATCTTCGCAAGTTTTGATCTTTGTCTCTTTCGTGACATATGAGTTCCTCGTTAAAGTCTCACATAACATATTTCGACCATAGATCATACTGTAAACTACTCGGGAAGTAAGCCTGGAAAAGCTTCCTTAACAATCTTCGCATCAAGACCCTTGATCTTAAGGTTCTTGAGAATCATATTGATAAGAATGATAGCTTCACGTGGTTCTAATGCTTCAAGCATCTGGATAAGAAGTTGCTCACGGCGTTGCATTGTCAAATTAGGAGACGTGCGTGGATGATCCTTTATCAGCAGATACATCCGATCCAATTCGTGATGAATGGACGAATAGCTCATACCTGGAGGCACATCTTCTGCCTTATAATATGGTACCTTGTCAAACACAAAATGGATATTTGGATCGAAGGCATACATCAAAACGTTCGTTAGTGCAAAGTTCTTATTCTTTTGCAAGATTTCGATCTTCTCTTGCTTCGTCTTTGCGGATTCAAACTCGTCAAAGATTTCGTACATATTTTTGGCCATTAAAACTCACCTAAAATTTCGATCATGTTTCTTAGTCTCTTCTCAATAAAATAGTTCATTAGCTTTTGTTTGTTGCCAATCTTCACAGTGTCATACATTTCCATAATGTTATTGCGAAGATCAACGGGAATGTAGTCAAGGTCAACAAGCAACTGATTACGCTTATATCCACGCAGCATTACATCATTCTCACAGAACTCTTCTGGAGACTTAGAAATCCATTCAGTCACCTTCTTACTATTTAGAACTTTCTGTCTAGAGCCAGCTGCAAAAGTATTGTCTGGAGACAGGAAGTTAGGAATGCCATCACCACGATCACCGCGGATAATGTGTTCCTTAATATATTGGTGGGGATTATCAGACTGGATATATCTCTTGAGGATGGGACTGTATTGTGTCACGTTGGGATATTTTTGAAGCTGAACGAAATCCTTATCAGACGATAGAATCAGGACCTCTTCATTTGGAGCAAATCGAACAGTCAGAGTGCCAATGATATCATCGGCCTCAGCACCTTCAACCTCAATTACACGACCAGGATAATACTCTTTTAGCTCATCACGTATCTTGTTCAGACATTCAAAGATTGTATTCCAATCAAGATTGGACCTGTCACGTTCTTTCTTACGTCCAGCCTTATAGAATGGAAAAACATCTCTTCGCCAGTACTTCTTACTATCACAGCAAATGACAATCTGTCCATACTTTGCGCGAAACTGCTTTGCGTAGGAATGCAAAGACTTTAGTACCATGTGTCGAATGAGATCCTCATCAAGCTGCATTTTGGAATTAAATCCAAGTTGCTGCATGAGATTGGAAATTAGAACTTGGTTCAAATCAATCAGTATCATTTATCACCTTTAGCATACTATTATATAGTAGCTATTCGTTTGTGTCAACTACTTCTTCGGCATCTTCAATAATGATTTTCTTGATTTTTTCTTTCAAGTCATCAAAGCTTTCAGCCTTAACTACCGTTACGTTTGTATCTATAAACGAATGAAGAGGATGCTCAATGTTAAATGAGCGATATACAGTAGCCCTCAAGCCATCGGCAGCGAATGTGAAGTCTCGTTCAAAAGTATCGCCATCTGTATCAATACCATAATTTTCAAGTGCATCCATGATGTTGAGAATCAAATCTTCAACAATCGTTTCGGCATGTTTCTGAAGGCTTTTTTCTTTTGCCTTCTCTATCTCTTCAATGTTGGGTGCTACTTCTCGGACGATACGATTGGAAGGGAATTGGACGATAGTGGTCATTATTTGATGATCCTTACTAGAACTGTCTCATTATTTATGCGACCAGTTGCAGTCTTGGGCTTACATTTGATTTCGTCCATAAACTTTCTCAGAACAATCTTGCCACCCTCTTGCAACTTCTTAAGTTGTTCGGCAGGCTTACGCAGCGTCTTGATCTGAGAGGTCTTTTCATCAAAGCCTACAAGAGTGCTGCCTTTGACAGACAAACCAGCAGGACCCATAGCATTATAGACACCAAGGGTTCGATATTTAGTATTGAAGATCCAGAGTTGATTGCATCCGATGATCTGTTTCGGATCGACTGAGTCCAACTTGAGTGTTTCATCTTTTACCTTATACTTGAGTTTCGATACGAGAGCTGATGCAGGCTTCTCTTTCTTCTTACGAGGCTTGCGAGTTGCCTTAACAATAGTTGTGCGAGTTTCAGCAGCCGAAATGATAGACCTAACAAATTCCATGTAAGCTTTCAGCTTCGGCTTCTTCCAAGAAGAATAAGCCTCTCTAAGCTGATCGTTCTTGCCGTTAAGGGCATCAAAGATTTCAGCATAAAGAGGCTTATAATAATCCGCGATCTTCTGAGCGATCATCGGCTTAACATCTTGTGCAGAGAGCCAATCTACGGGCTTGAACATAGTACCATTGCGATAGAAATTGTCCAAGTGACCTTCGATATCAGCAATCAAATCATTAGCGCGATTAGTCACACGCTCCTGAACTGAAATTACTTGCTTGACTTCTTTTTCGATGCCGTCTTCTTCTTTGCTGATGCCTTCTCCGCTACTGGAACTGGAGTCGGTGCTGGCATTGGCTGCACCGGCGGCAAGGGCTTTGATTCGGGCAATGTTTCGATCTTGGAGGTCTTGTGGGAGGTTGCCGCCCAATAGTAATATACGACAATTCCAACCGCTAGTGCGGCAAAGATTAGAATTAATTCTGTTGACATTTTTGATAAGTTCCTTTTCTGTTTTATAAAACTCTTTCAGGTATTCAACGATCCAAACCTTAGCTTGGTCACCATCATAAAAATAATTGTACCAGTTGTAAGCTGAAATGATCTGAGCATTTGTAACTTCGCCACGAAGATCTGGTTCTTGACCAAGATACTTTTCGTCCGCAAACTTACCGCGAATCGTCTTCTGCTTCTTCTTTGCCATATTTTTCCTTCAGCCTTTCAAAGTCAATCTTGGTAAAATCGGAAATTACACAAATTCCATACTCAAGATATTCATAATTATAGCTGATCAATTCGGCATAGTCAAGGGCTTGTTCGAGATTGGTAAACATTCGGGCATTATGGAAATAATTCCACATCTCCTGTTCATCACCATTCCATGTATATGTATCATCATTAAAAGTTCCATATATCTCTTCGATGTTTTGATGATGCGCGACCCTGTATTCGGGACCTCGTGTGGAAAGAATGTAGATTCCGTTATCAGAAGACATTTTCATCCTCATCAAACTTTTCATTTTCCTTTACGCGCTTCTCTTGCATAGTTTCTTCTTTCCAATACTTTCGTGGATTCCCACACATATGACATGAACACTTTTGTCGTGTTTCTGCCATCTTCTTGTAATGTAACTCTCGATCTTCGTCAGTGCCGTTCCAAAACTTCTTTTTCAACCAGTGAAAAGACTTAACACGATCTAACATACGCTGATGATGGTGTCTTCTTTCGGCTCGACTCTTGCTCATGAGTTACTTCCTCTTGTTGCGAGACTTTCTCTTTGCACTACCAATCTTACGACGACCCTTGCGAGGCCTATTCTTGTGTGGGTGAGGCATAAACAATTCCTTCTCTGTCAAATGGATACATAATACCGATCTTCTTTATAGAATCAATCTTGAACGATCTCCAATCGCCCTTCTCAAGATCCCATATAGCAAGTAGATTAGAATTTTCCTCACGTTTAGTGCGAGGAATCAAACCTTCTTCTGTAGATGCAA